TGCATTTTTGATTTTAATTTATTCAAAGGACTGTCTTCGGATTTTATTTTCATCAATATTTCTAATTTGTTTCCGCCAGCCATTTTATTTCTCCTCTCCCCTGAAATCCATTATTGCCCTGCACCATTGGAAAAACCTAACATTATCCATATCTAAGACAATGTTAGGGTCTTTTATTTCCTTTTTAACAATGAATTCCCATTTCATTTTAATCATAGGGTCTTCGTATTGCTCTTCTGCTATTTCAAGGTCATGTTTAATTTTCTCTTCTTGTTCTCTTTGGGCTTACCCATATAATCAATGATAGCCACAACTAATTCAAATAACGCTTCCTCATCATATTCGAAAAAGTTAAGTTTTCTAGCTTCATTTGGTTTTTCCACCATTTTTGGTAACACTGTTGCTGCAAACACTGTAACATCTTTATCTGTTAAAAATTTTGTTAGAGCATTTGTATAAATTTGATAATTTTGTGGCTTAGTTAATCTAAAATCAAACTCTTTTAAAGTTCCTTCAGCATCCACATATATCTCTTGCCCCTTAATATTTAATCTTCCTAGATTGTCAATAAAAACGTTATTTTCTTGTTCTTTTTCTTCTATTTTTTTATTTGTTTTGTTTTCCATTTTCTAATTCCTCCTAAACTTTTTCATCATATTTCGCACATTGAATTGTGTATTCAATGTCAACATCTTTTGTATTGTTTTTTCTTTCTCCACCTTTTTGGATAGATAGCCCCCGTCCCTCTCCGACAATTTTATTCATTCCTGTGTTGTCGATGTATGTACATGTCCCAAGTTTGCTGTCAGGATTTTTGTTGCACTTAGTTAAAAATATATCGTCGTCACTTCCTTTTATTGTTGTGACTTTTATTTCTCTTTTAGTAGTTCTTGTCTGAATCGTAGGAACATTTCCTTTTATATCAGGGTCTCCCATTGTATGAGAGTCCTCTGTTGCATTATTTATTATTTCTTTAGCTTCTTTAATCATATATGTTCCTATTCCTGGAAACGTTATGATTAAATCCACTTTGCTTAAATCTATCGACTTTTCCAAAAAATCGTTTGCCATTTTCTACCTCCTATTTTGTTATCGGTTCATCATGCCACACTAATTCAACATCTATTTCTTCGATTTCTGTTGATAATGTAAAATTAATTTTTACATTTCTTAACACTCTGTTAATATAATCATCTACAGTTAAACCTGTGGTTGCTGATGTATCTTCTATATTTGGAACAGTTACTTTAAATAAATATTCTCCATTGTTACTCTTCGCAAACGCTCCTTGCTTCCCTAACTCTGTCATTGTTCTTATCAATGTGTCTTCAATACTCGGAAGTCCATCGGAGTCCATTGTTGTATTCTTACGCATTATTAATAATCTGTGTAAATTAGTATCCACAGCATGAGTTATAGCATCTATTTTAATGGTTTGGTCTGCGTGAGTTATTCCGTCGGCACACCACGAACCACTTGTTACTGCATTGAATCCAACTACACTCTCTGTATAATTGATAAACATTTCATCAAGTTTTGATGATTTTGTTGTATCGTTGCAACTTGGGTCTACTCCTAATATTCTTCTATCTGCCCATCTCCCATTTATCCCTTGAACAAACGTCCATGCTGGCAAACCAAATATATCAAGATTATCTTTTCCGTCAGTTCCGTACATGTAGTAAATTCTTTTACTTTCTCTAATATTAAGTGGCGTTTTTTCTCCGTCTGTATTAAGAACTACTCCAAATTTTCCTGTTCTTGTTAGATACTTAGATAACAAAGCAATAAATGCTTTATCGTAGAAAGTTACTACAACTCCATAAAATTCGCCTTCTGGTAAACTGTTTAAAAATGCTTCGTTTGGTGCTGTTTTCCCTACACAATACCACTGTTCAGGCTGTAATCTATTACCGTCAAAATCCTCTTGTGAAAGGAATGTATTTATCCCTTTATACATCAAAGAAGTATTTCCAAAATCTGTTTCCACTTCTTTTAAAGTCGTATATCTTTTATAGTCCTTGTCTGCTTCTTTAGTAATAAATAAAATTTTACTAAAATCTCCCATCATTAAAGGCTTTTTAGGTCTATTTACTACTACTTTTATTTTTCTTCTAGCCATTACTTACCTCCGTTTTTACTTCTACATCTTTTATTAATTCTCTAGTTCTTTCGCTTGATTCTCGCCAGTTCATTTCTACATCAAAACTAAATCTGTAAATATACTGGCTACCTTCAAGGAAAGTTAAATCTTTTATTTCTATCTCGTCATCGCTTAGTCCAAATCCATTTCTGATAAGATCATGTCTTTTTTTAAATACTATAACCTCAAGCAATTCACTAGCCATTTCTTCTGCTCTTGCCTGTGTTGGAGCATAAAAATCAAATTGTAAATAAGCGATAACTAATCTTAAAGCCTTTTCCTTAACCTGCGTATCTGTTGTTTTAATAGTTCTGTACGCACTGTATGCTGACTTGTTAAGGCTTATTGTGTGCATAACAGCACATTCTGTTGGTTTTTTAGCTACATAATTATCACGAATAACTTGGAAATCTACGAAACTGGCTAACAATTTTCTCAATACTTCGTTTTTCATTCTTGCACCCTTTCAATATAATAAATTCTAAGCTCATCGTGTTTCATATAGTTCTTTGCCGTTGTTACAATATAGTTATTTCCCTCAAATTCAATTGTATTTTTCAAGCCAATATCAATATAACAATATATCTTTTTACTATCTAAAGTTACTTGTATTCCTTGATCCGCAAGCATTCTTATATCTTGCCTGTTAAGATTAAATACTGCTCCCTCAAACTCTAAACTTTCATCAACTTCAACCAGTTCCGAATTAATCCACTTGCTTGTTCTTTTTGATATTTTGCATTTACTAAAAAATCTTTTTGGAATAAATGTTTTGTGTGCCATTTTATACCCCCACGATTTCGTAATCTATTGAATGAAATAAAGAATGAGTATCAATAAGTGGTGTGCTTTGTCCCTTAGCCTTTACAGTTTTGGGGTCGTTTGGTGCAAAATTACCACTCATTATTGTTTTCTTTATTTTCTGAACTACAAAAGTTCCTAAATTTTCATAAGCCTGTTGTCCTGTCATTCCGCCTTGAATAATTTGTTCAACTTGCTTTTTTATATATTCTTTTATTTCATTTTGTGCTTTATCAGTACCTACTGACAATCTAAAAAAAGGTCTAGCTGGCATTTTGCTTGTTCCATATTCGTTGAATATTGCATACTCTTGAACATCCGTATTACTTTTCAAACTTCCACCACTCCAAAGCACTCCGACTTTGACAGCATGAGAACTCAAATATTTCAGTTCCTTCTCAAGTTTTTCTAGTTCCTCTAATTCATATACAATTTCAGCCATATATTCGCCTCACGATACTTTCAATTTTTTCTCTCTTGTTGCTTGCAAAATCTACAAATGAATAAGAAATATCGTCAATTTTATAAGTTTTATACTTGCTAGCCTCTTTATCCATACTGTTTATAAAATCATTTACAAGCATACATATTTCGTATTTTAACCAATCAGGCAAATCATCATATCCAGCTTTATAAGTTACTTCAATTTCTTTTTCTTTTGTATTGCAAGGACAATTACTAAAATTAACAAACTCAATATAATTCCCACGACTTTTATATCTATCATTGAAATCAATGCCCACAATTTCAACAACTGGACGTTTATTCAAGTAAATTCGCTTATTATAATCATAATCCTCTGTAAGTGTTTCAACTTCCAATTTATATCCAGTTACATTTTCAATCTGACTAATCGCAACGCTAAGCAAGGTTTCAACCTTAGCCAATTCTTCATCAGCTAAGGTCTTGCCTGTTATCCTTTTATAGTCTTCAACAGTAATAAGCATTCAAAACCACCTCTATTTTACTTTTAACGGTTTAAAAGCATTTGGTCTTAACACTTTTCCTCCGATTCTTATTCTTGTATAAATTTCTGTAATTCCTTCATTTACTTTTCTGTTTGTTTCTTGTTCAAAATCATTCTTTATGTAGTATCCGTAACCTTTTTTGAAGTCACAGAATATTGCAGGGAATTTTCCAGTTGCTATATCATCTAAAAACTCATCAACAACCACTTCATAACCATTAAATACCATTGTTGCACCGTTATGGATTGTACTCCACAATTGTCTATCTGTTGTATCTTTCCATAATTTCATTTCTTCATACATTTTTAAAGAGACATAGTATTTGGCATTTTTTCTATATTGTTTTTTCATTCCTGTTTCAAGTTTTACCATATCTTCCCAAGTTACTTTTCCAGCTGTAGCAGATGTTACTGCATTGGATTTTACATCAGCATTTGTCATAAACCCTTCAATAAACTGGTCTGCTGTTTCATTATATGTTCCATTTATTGTTAAATCACTTAACGTTATTCCAAAATCTTCTGCAACCGCTTCTTTAATTTCGCCAACTAAATCAGCAAACGCATCTTCCCTAGCTTCATCTGTCAATTGATATGGAACTTGTCTTTTTCCAGCTTTTATATCAATATATGTGTAACTTATTTCTCCGCTTTGAGTATTCCCGACACCTTCTTTTACAGCTTGGTTTTTAGGAGTTATTTCATTTCTAATGGGTACTCTTCTATAAGATTCCTTACCTGTATAAATTCTTGCATTAAACAAAAACGGAGAATTTTCTTTTATTTCTTTTAAAATTTCTCTTTCTAATGCACTTGGAATTAATACGGCAACTTGTGTACTAGATATTGCTTTTGCAACCCTTAAATTTCCAGCTTCTCCAGTTCTTAGAAATTTTTGTAATGCTTCAGTTTCTTTTTTCTCTTCTGTTTCAGGGTTAGATATACCTTTTTTCATAACTTCATCTAACGTTTTCCCCATTTTTTCAAGCTCTTCATTCGCTTTTTCAACTTTGTCTTCCAATTCTTCATTTTTCTTTAATGCTGCTGCTAAATCTTCATTAGCTTTTTTAATATCCTCTGTGTTTTGTTTCATTCCTTTTTCAAAATCTTCAATATTTTTTGGCATATTATCATCTCCCTTATTATTTTTATTTATATTGTTATTACCTTTTACTGTTTGCACAGTCGCTCCAGGTACTGCACCTTTTAAAACTACACTACCCTCGATAACTTCAAATTCTTTAATTATTCTAGCGTTTACTTCGCCTTTGTCTGTCTGAACCGTCCCAAACTCTCTTTGCTTTAAGAGCCCACCGACAGACATTTCGTAGTTCGCTCCATTGTTTTTCATCATTGAATAAACTTTTTGAGCGTCTAAATTTAAAGCATTACCGTTTTCATCTGTTGACAAATCAAGTTTAGCCGAGAATTTAAGATTTCCAGTTTCGTCTTGATGAACTTTCAAAGTTCCGATTTCCTTGCTCCAATCGTGCATATGCAACAAGAAATAAGTCTTATCCTTATCCACTTTATCAAGTGCTGTTTTATCAAAATAATCTCCGTAACTGTCAATAACACTATGTGTTACCAATTGCCCTTCAATTATTCCTTTTTCTTCAGTATCTTGTTTCAATACCATTTTGACACTTTTATTAAATTGCTCCATTTCACACCTCCTATATCAATTCACAATGGCAATTAATTATTTCGCTCGCTGGTGCTCCCAACTGATGAGGATGTTTCAATCCGCAACTAAAAGTTTCGTTTGCTGGGATAGTTTCCTTATCACATTTTAAATGGCTTTCCCTATCAATTTTTCCACCACCAACATGCCACCAAGTCTTTTCCAGTCCTGCCTGCTCCAATCCATTGTGATACGTTGTTGTTGCAGTAGTAGCTGTTTCAGTTCTTGCAATAATCATTGCTCTTTTCTTTTCCATACCTTTTACTTTTTGTGTTATCTCTTTTGCAATATCTCTTATGTTTGTTCCACTTTCTTGTCCACGAACTATGATTTTGTTCAAAATATCTTTAGTGGTTTTGGTTATATTTGTTACCTTTTCAGCAATTACCTTTTTACTTAATGCTTTCAATGTTTTATTCTTAACTGCTGGAATTAATTTTTCATCAATGCCACGATGTGTAATTAAAAAATTTGATGTTTCGCTTACTGTTTCAAGTATTCCTTTTTTTAATTCATTGAATAATTGACTACTAAATGTTTCCCAAGCAAACTCGCTCAAAAACATTTGTTCGTTTACATCAATTTCTCCACGTAATTGTTTGAAAACTAATCTTAATCTATTAAATTGCTTTAATATCAACCTATTTCGCATTTTCAGCTGACTTTTTGCCAGTATCTTTTTTTGTGAGTTGGTCAACTTAACTTTCTTTGTTTTCTGCTTCTTCTTCGCCATCATCTATGCCTGTGACTTTTGCCATATCACTCTTCTGATCATAGGCCTTGATTTTATTGATGACCGACGTTGGGATGTTCTTCAAAGCAGTCTTCGTGTCACCTGCCATGAATTCTTTTCCTTCAACAAGAATCTTCTTACCCTCCCTGCCATTAATCGTAATCTTTCCGTCATCACTGACCTGTGCACCCGGCAAGCGCTTCACCAACTCTTCTATCGTAGAACCTTCAGGA